ATAAGGTAACATTTTAAACCCACTCCGGTGTTTGTCTGTTTGTCCACTTAGCGAAGTCTCGCTTGTATGTTCTGTAGTATTTACGATACCCGTCTAAAGGATCAGGCATCTTAACGTCATCAGGCATTGCTTGTGGCATAGTAGTGACACCTGCACTAGGCATATTTTTAGGTGTATTAACTAGTATATGTTCTAGTTTCTCCTGTGTCAAATGTTTTCTACCATACCGATGGGTGTACTCTTTGCAAAGTTCTATCCACAAGCTATACAAGTATCCATAGTTTTCTTTTGTCATCCTACACCACTTGCCTGATGGATGATTAATGTGTGATGCTTTGTACAATGTGTTCTCAAGTTCACTGTCTACCATACGCCAACGCTTGATGTTGCGATTGAGTTTAGTTTTGGCCTGATACATTGTGCCGTCAAGCACACGGTGTGCTGTAGACATTAGTTGCGCATACTCTATAATCATCTTGACCACGTGCTTGTCGCAATGATGTTGAGCACAAGTCTTAGTATTAGGATGTAGATAAAATATATTCATGTTTAGCTCATTACTTGTGTGAATGTATCCTCAAACTCTGAATTTAGGGCAGTTTCATCCTGGAAGTTGCCTCTGTAATACACTGATGCCATTTTACGGAACACTCGCTTGTCAAGTCCTTCCTCATCGTGAATCTTTTTCACTATTTCACGTATAAGTTCTCGTTCTGCTTGTGCCCGAGTCATAGCATTTGATACTTCTACAATTGCGTTTCTAACTTTTTGTGTGTCCATTATAACTCCTATACAAATAAATCTTCAAGTGATTCGGGTGGTTCATCTGAAATTGGCATTGTTTTCATTTCTTTGCCGAGATAAGGATTGTTCATCCAATAATCAAAATCATCTTTATTTTGTATATTGTACAATCCTCGATACTGCGTGTCAAGTTTTATTTTGTTGGCAAATCCTAACAATTTTTCTTTGTCCAGCATGATTTCTTCTACGTGTTTCATAAAGTTAGACACACATCCAAATATCATAGCAGTTCTAGTTCTTTGCCACTCAGTGATACTACCATATTTTTCAAACCAAGGAGTGCCGGCTGTGTTTAACATTTCATAAAATTTTTCTTTAGGCATATCTAGTTGAGGATATTGTTTTTTAACATCTTCTAATATGATTCTATATCTATCATCTGGGTCTCTACTATATTTCATTGTACTGTTGTTCAGATAATACAATCCTGTTTCAACTGCTCTAGAATGTGTAGTAGAATCGTATGAAATTTCCATACGGTCATACAAACCATTTTGACAAAAAATCAAATAAGGCAGTAGGCGTCTAATTGATCCAACACCCAATATGTGAAGGTGCATTTTGTCTTGATGCCAAGGTATTTGACTTGCAATAAAGGCTCGTTGTACATCTTCTAACGGACCTGTACCGAGTGCTGCTGCTCCCATTGCAAGTCCTCCTATACGATGGTGTTCTGACTGAGGTATTTCATCCAACACCCAATCATACCATTGCATATAGGTATCATAACAATGACCTTGTAAAATTAAAAAAGGTTTACAATTACTGTCATTTTGTTCAAAAACTTCTAGTTGTCTTTTAATATTTTTACCAGTAAGTCTTGCATAATGTTCAAAGTTATCTTTGTCAAAATACCTGTCTCTTGTAGCATTACGTTCTGATCTTTCTCCTGTGAGAACCAAAGGTATTTCATCAAAACACATACCAACGTCTGCCCACTTAGCTTGATTCTCGTAAACTTTATCTTTTAGTTCAGGCGTAATAGTTTTACCGAGCGTAATCATTTGCAAACCACCAGAATCAGCGTGTATGTTTTGGATATGGTTTGTAAACTTTTGCATACGTTCACCAAAACCCGATTCGGCATAGGCGTTGTACAGTAATGAACAATTGTGAGAGTATTTACCGTCAAAAAAGTGGTCAAACAATTCGTTTACTACTTCTACGTTTGTAGTATTGTTTATCAATTGTGGATTTGTCAGACGAACATAAGATGTGCCTGATAACACATATTCTAGTTTTCTATTCATAATTAAGACTTTAAAATATCAATAATTAAACGTGCTTCAGCAATAGCATCGTGTAAGGCATTGTGATTGATGCCTGTTTTTTCTAACTTTTTATCTAATATATTTGTCAGTGTACGCAAACAATAAATGTCCCAAAACTTCCATGGCAAGTGTTGTCCGTATTCTTTGTCTTTATCATACCCTATAGCATAGTATGCTGATTCTAGTATGGTTATATCAAAGTTAGCACCGTTACCCCAAATAGGATTGCCTGTTTCATAAAAATCTGCAAACTGTAAAAGAGCATCAGTCAACGGTATAGGATTTTCTTGCCATGATTTACGTGCTTCAGGTGTTTGCTTTGTCCACCATTCAATTGTGTTTTTGTCAAAGTGTAAGCCGACATCTTTACAGGTAGTTGGCTCTACGTTTACAAAAAATTCATCAAGTATACCATCCTCAAGTGTAAATTTTACAGCGCCTATAGACACGATACACGCATTTGCGTGTGTACTAAGTGTTTCTAAGTCTACAACAACTTGAGGTTGATTGGGTTTTATTCTCATCTTGGAGCGTGATCCTGTTGTAATTTAATATTGTCAAAAAATTCTTTCCTAGTTCCCGCATCATTGAAGAAGCTACCTTTAAGAACCGTTGTCTGAGTCAAAGAACTGTGTGCTTGAACACCTCTGTGTTCTACACAGCCATGAGTAGCCTGTATATAAACACCTAAGTTCTGACTGCCAGTAGCCTTCATAATTTCACTAGCAATATCATTCGCCAACTCTTCTTGTAGTGTGCCTCGTCTTGCACACCATTGTGCTATACGTGTATATTTAGACAAACCAATTAGTTTATCTGCCGCAATGATACCTATGTAAGCTACGCCTTTGACGGGTTGATGGTGATGTGAACACATTGAAGTTATTTCGCTGCGAACAACAAGCATACCTTCAAAACCATCATCTATATGATTAGGAAATGCTGTAGCGTTTGGCATCATTTCATAACGACCTGCCATTAATTCATTGATATACATTTTAGCAAGTCGCTTGGCAGTGCCTTGTGAATTAGGATCGTTTTCACTGTCAATGACAAGACTGTCAAGAACTCCACTGAATTTTTCAGTCAATTCTTCTACTAGTTTTTCCTTCTCACCTTCGTGTAAAAACTCAGCAATATTGTCTGAGGCATAGTATCTTTTACCTGCTTTTTTTAGCCTAGATTTTATTAAATTACTTACCATTTTTGATGATTCCATTGTTCCAATTTTCACTCACATCGTTAGCATAGTGGATACTTTTATTTGGCAATGCTCGCATTTCTACTAGTTCGCCATCTTCGTAAAGTTCTACCACATACATAACATCTGATTCGTTTATATTAGGATTCATTTCTTTTCGTATTGCACTAGTTCTCATTGTAGCTCCCATGGAAAATCTAACCATCTGCTTTCATTATATAAAGTTGAACCCCAAAAGTCAAGTGCTATTGAAGGTTGTTTATTAAATAATGCACAATATTGTACGTCAGGAGCAGTTTCTTTTACTTGAAAAAATGTTTCTCCTGAATCGACTAGATCATCCACTATAAGAGTTTCGCTACTATTATATTTAGACAAGAGTTCTCTGTCTTTTTTATCGCCGTCTCTTGTTTGCCACACTAATGGAATAAAATTAACACCCAAAGCGTGAGACAGCATCACTCCAGGTACAAGTCCGCCTCTGGATAATCCTATAATATTGTCAAATTCAATTTCTTTTCTTTTAATACGTTTAGATATCTCTTCTACTAATACTTCAACGTAATCCCATTCAACTGACATGGTGCTATGTTCCGATTTGATTGCCAAAGACATAAGCATGGTTCCTCGTAGCGACTTTATAACCTTGTTGCATTGCCATGATGCAAATATTGGCAACCTTTTCCTGATCTTCTTTTGTAGCGCCTACAGGCATAATCCAAATATCAGGGACAGGTATTTCGGCGTGTAAACAATATTCAATAATTTCATCTTTATAGTGAGCGATCTCACGCCAACTAGCAGTGCTGCCATTACACACAAACTTTATGCAAGATGTGCCTTTAACACCGTCAACATATGACATAAAATTACCAACATCAACTGCATCTTTTTCACCTGAAGTATGCAAAATTTTTGGACTGATAGCCCAATGCCAACGTATACCCATTTCAGACAAATATGTATTAATATAGTTTTGAAGATCAGGATTCAAAGGCTTTGTACCGTTTGTTTCTACTGTGATAATTTTAGGGACATTACCTCGATGAAGAAACTCGCCTACTATTGCTTTCATGTGTCGTTGGCGTAACATGGGTTCACCACCAGTAAAAGCCAACATATTTTCTTGCCCAGTAAAAGGATTAATAAAACTACCATAGGGGAGTTTAGACTCTAGTTCATCACAAATACCTTCAACCGTTGTGTCTTTAGCTAGGTGTTTATATTTCATTGACCATGAATAAGAACTATCACAACCATACTCCCATACGGGAAGTTCTTCGACTGTTCGTATTCTATTGGGATCAAATTCTTTGTATGGAAGTTTATGACTTTCTGGCAATGCAGGATTTTTTTGTCCGAAACCATTACACTCTAGGTTACATCCGAAAAAACGTAACCAAACAGTAGGAGTTCCGGCTAGTTCTGCCTCGCCCTGGAAAGAATAGAATGTTTCAGAGTATCTGATTTTCATAATGTATATTATATAGCACTAAAAGCTATATGTCAAGAATTATTTTCTTCGTCAAAATATAACGGGCGGCGCTTGTTTTTGGCAGAATCTGGTATGATACTATCCAATTGGGCTTTTTCTTTCATATTGGTGTCTACTTGATCTCTTACCCAAGAGAGATATTCATAATTGTGTCCATCACCTTCAATTTCATCCAACAACTGCTGAAGGTCAATGTTTTGGAAGTAGTTTAATTTTGTCTCAGTTTGTCTTGCTTCTTTCTTTATACGCCTAACAAAAGAATAGTAAGTTATTTGTGTAAAGTATGCAAAAGGATTGTCAGACTTTTCAGGATTGAAACGGTCAGCATATCTCAAACAGTTTTCAATGCCGTCAAGTATCATTTCGTCTCGGAAAGTATAGTTTACAAAATTAGATTTGTAAGCCAAATGATTTGAAATTTTAACAAAACACTCACCTAAATAATTTGTACACTGAGGTGTCGGCTTATCGTTCGCAACAGCTTCGTCCCACTCAGCTTTCCACTCCTTAATAGCTGCGTAGAACTTTTTATTATCTACATAGTGTGCGTTTTTTGTTTTTTTCATGTTCAACTCCATAATATAATAATACGATCTTTATAATACTTTGTCAAGTAAAAAAAATGCTTGACAAAAATTCGTTCGGTTGCTATAATATCCTTGTTAGGATTAAAGGGATATTCTAATGTAGCTTCCCATCATCAGGCTTCTTCACTGACATATTCTCTATCAGATTATCTACTTGTTCTTTAAGCCTGGTTCTATCCTCAACTGACATATTCGATATTTCATCATCTATTTCTTCTACATTTTCATTTTGTAAAAACTCACCAGAGAATTCTTTAGTAGAAAAGTAAACACTATTTACCATATCTTCATACGATGAAGCTAGTCTTTCTGCCAATGTAGATGAAGTTAAAATATGCAATTGATCTATAGAAACATCTGTTTCTTCACTCATTACTA